GATCATCACCAACCAGCTGATGGTGTACGCGCCGGGGGACGACTTCCCGCGCGGGCCGCTCATCCCCCAGGGAGTTCTCACATGGACCCCGCAGCCGTCGTGGATCGACGCCGATGATGTGGCCGACTGGCTGGGCATCGCATCGGCCACGGCCAATGACACCGCGTTTCTTACGCTGGCAGCTGGTGCTGCAAACCAGTACGCATACCGCCGGCGGCGCGAGGCCGGGTACTTCGACTCACTGACCGTGGTGCCTGGCAATGATGTGAAGCTGGGGACGATCATGTACGCCGGCACGCTGTACCGTGAGCGCGGCAGCGTCGATTCCTTCGCATCCTTTGAGGACATGGGCACGCCAATCCCGTTCGGGTCCAACGGCCAGATCAACAGGCTGCTGGGCGTCAACCGTTCGCAGGTCGCATGAGCGCCACCGGGATCTTCGCCGAGGCGCAGGCCACCCTTGTGGCGTCGCTCGAGGCGCTGGGGCTCGCAGTGGTCACTGACCCGCGCAACGCGCGGCCCATCAGCGTGCTGGTGGAGCCGCCCACGTTCACGACCTTCAACAGCAACATTGCGGAGATCGAGTTTGGGGTGAAGGTGCTGGCCGCTCCCCCTGGGAACAGGGATGCCACGGATTACCTCATCACCACGGCCGACGCCATCATGGATTCGGACATCTCCCTGATCCGGGGCATTCCCGGCATCCTGCTCATCAGTGGGCAGGACGTTCCCACCTACGACCTCACCGTCCGTGTTTCAACCCAAAGGAGTAGCTAGACCATGGCCGCGACCACCTACCTCTCGCAGCCGGGGGTTCTGACCGTCAACGCCGTGGATCTGACCGATCAGGCGTCGAGCGTGTCGCTCACCCTGGGCTACAACAGCCTGACCAAGACCGCGTTCGGGGACGCCGGCGAGCTCATGACCCAGGGCCTGCAGACCGTGGAGGGCACCATCACCCTCTACGCGGATTACGGCGCGAGCTCGACCGAGGACACCATCGCTGGCGAAGTCGGGGCTGGCGACACCACCATCGTGGTGAAGAAGGCCGATTCCGCAGTCGGAGCGGACAATCCGGAGTGGACGATCACCAACACGATGATCGCCAACTACCCCATCACCTACACCGTGGGTGAGCTGCAGGTGATCGAGGTCAGCTTCAGCGGGGGTACCTGGGTCCGCGACGTCACGCCGTAAACCAACAAACAAGGGGAGAAGATGGGCGACAGCAAGGGCGTCAACGGCAATGTCAAGTTCGTCACAACGGATGGCACGTTCACGGTGGACATCGGCTCCATCAAGAACGCCATCGCGTTTGAGCGGCACTTCGACACGCCGGCCACCATCCTCACCATGCGCCCGAGGCTGGAACACATCGCGTTCATGGCGTATGCAGCTGCGAAGGACTCAGGGATCAGCGTCCCCGACGACTTCGACGCATTCGTTGATGAGCTGCAGGACATCGAGGTCATCGACGCCGAGGGCACCGAAGCGCCGGGCCCTACGGACGGGGGTCAGTCTCCCGAGCTCTAGCCCAGGTGCTAGTGGCGACGGGTTTCTGGCCCCCCGATGTGCCGTTCACCATGCGAGATTTGTCCACGGTGGTGGACGTCATGAGTGAGCAGCAGGGCTAATGCCTGCCGGCGCGACAACACAGGTCATTGGCGTCGAGGAAACGATCAAGGAGCTGCGCCGCATTGACCCCGAGTTCCGGAAGGAGTTTAACCGGGGCGCGCGGGCAGTGCTGTCGCCAACCGTGTCCGCGATCAAGAGCCAGTACCCTCAGATGCCGCTGTCAGGGATGTCCCGCACATGGATGCCGGGCAGCTACGCGATCCTCCCCTGGCAGGTGTCGAAAGCCAAGAGCTCAGTGCGGGCGAAGGTGTCCACGCGCAAGAATCGCAACAGCGTGATCTACATCAGCCAGGGCTATCCGGCGGCAGTGATCTTCGAAACGACAACGCCGGCGAACAGGCTGGGGGCCAACATCCGGGCCCGGCACCAGCGCATAATGTGGCCGACCGTTGACAAGAACCAAAGCCAGATCACCGCCGGCATCGCACTGCTGGTGGCCAAGGCCGAACGCACGATCCAAGGCAGGGTGCGCTAGTGGCGATCACCATTCCAATCCTCACGACGTTTAACGGCCGTGGCATTGACCGTTCTGTCGCCCAGTTCCGCAACCTCGAAACGCGCGGCCAGAAAGCCGGATTCTTGATTCGCAAGGCCGCACTGCCGGCGGCTGCTGCCTTGGGCGGGCTGGCATTGGCCGCGAAGGCAGGCGTGCAGGGTGTTATGGAGGACGACAAGGCGCTGGCCAACCTCAGCAGCACGCTGAAAGCCACGGGCAATGCGGCCAACATCACTGCAGACGGGTTTTTCGAATACGCCAACGAGCTGCAGGCCGCAACGGGTGTGGGGGCCGATCAGATTACCCAGGGCGCGGCGCTGCTGGGCACGTTTAAGAACATCCGAAATGAAGTTGGCAAAGGCAACGACATCTTTAACCGGACCACCGTGGCCGCGCTGGATCTGTCGAAAAAGGGCTTTGGGTCGCTGGAATCGGCCAACAAGATGCTGGGCAAGGCGCTGAACGATCCCATCAAGGGCATCACGGCCCTGAGCCGCGCCGGCGTCACGTTCACGGATGGCCAGAAAAAGACCATTGCCTCACTGGTCGCATCCGGTAAGACCCTCGAAGCCCAGAAGATCATCCTGAAGGAAGTGGAATCGCAGGTTGGCGGCACGGCAAAGGCGTTTGGGGAAACCACTGCGGGCAAGATCGAGCGCGGCAAGCGGGCGTTCGAGGAGCTGCAAAAGAGCCTCGCCAAGGCGCTGCTGCCGGCCATTGAGATGTTCGCCGGCCTGCTCACAAAGGTGTCCGGGTTCCTGCAGAAGAATGAGGGCGTGGTGAAGGTCGTAGCCGTGGCCATCGGCGCGCTGTCAGCAGCGATCCTGATTCTCAACGCTGTGATGAAGATCCAGAACGCCATCATGCTCGCATCACCCTGGGCGTGGATCGCGTTGGCCATCGCGGGTGTGGTCACTGCTGTGATCGCAGTCGAGGCCAAGTTCGGCATCTTCAGCAAGACGTTCCGCGCGCTGTGGGACTACATCGGCCCGATCACTTCGACCGCGCTGGACGGGCTGAAGTCAGCGTTCACGGTGGTCAGCACGGCCGGCCAAGAGGTGTGGGACGTTCTGAAGGGGCTGTGGGGCGTCGTAAAGCCAGTCGTCAACTTCATGAAGCCGATTCTGGGCGCGGCGTTCGACGGACTGAAAACCGCGTTTCGGGTACTTATTGACCCTGTTCAGAAGGTCAAGACGGCGCTGGCAATCATTGACCCCATCCTTAGCCCAATCATCAGCGCGCTGAAGGCAGTGGGCAGCAAGGCGTTCGCCGGACTGCAAAATGCGTTTCGTTTGCTCGCAGTGCCCATCAACGCTGTTGCAACCGCGCTTGGCAAAGTCAAGGATCTGTGGGATTGGGTGATCAGCAACATCCAAGGCACCGGCAAAAACCCGTTCGCCCCTGGCGGCGCGCTTGCTGGCGTCACCGGCAGCCGGTCCATGGCGCTGACCCCCACCAACCTGAACACCACGCGCATGGCCGTTGCCCCGGTCGTGCAGGTCAACGTGCAGGCCGGGCTGGTGTCGTCCCCGGATCAGGTGGGGCAGCAGATCATCGAAGCGATCCAGCGCGCCCAGCGTCGTAGCGGGCCAGCGTTCCTCCCGGCATGAGCGCGCCCACGCTCAGGGTTGAGGTCGGGTTCCAGCAGACTGCGGGCTTCGCCACGCCATTCCAGCTGGACAACGCCACCTACGGACTGCTCGACACCGGCACCCTGGGCGGAATCGAGATGGTGGACGTCACCAGCATGGCGCAGGCCGTCACGATCACCAGGGGCCGCAACCGGCAGACCGAATCCTTTAACGCCGGCACGGCCAGCGTGACGTTCTACGACCCCGCACGCGATCTGGACCCGCTGAACACCGCGTCGCCGTACTACCCCTACGTCACTCCCCGGCAGCCCATCGCCATCTACGCCAATGACATCCCGATCTACACCGGGCTGATCACTGACTGGAACATCGACTACGACATCGCCCCGGCCGGGACCGTCACCAGCGCCACATGCGCGGACAACTTCACCGTTCTGGCCAACATGGTCATGGACGCCTGGACGCCATCACAGCAGTCAACGGGCGAGCGGATCGAGGCCGTGCTGCAGCGCCCGGAGATCGACTACCAAGGGCCGTACTACATCGACACCGGGCTTTCGACGGTCGGGGCATACGCCATCAACGCCGGCACCAACGTCCTGCAGTACCTGCAGACCGTCAACGCCTCTGAGCTGGGCTTCCTGTTCATCGACGCGACGGGCGCGATCAGGTTCCGTGACCGCTACGCGCCCGCCCAGGGCGGCATCGACCCCGAGGCCGTGACCTTCGACTTCACCGACGATGGCAGCGACACGCCCTACCAGTCGCTGACCAACCAGTACGGCGACGAGCTGCTTTACAACTTCGCCCAGCTGCAGTCCCCCGCCGGCAGCCCGGTTACGTCTGAGGACACCGAATCGGCCGCGCTGTACCAGCTGCAGCAGTTCAGCAAACTCGACCTGCTCAACAGCAGCACGGATGAGCTGCAGAACATGGCCGACTACATCGTGGGCCAGTACGCAAATCCGGTGCTGAGGTTCACTGGCGTTGAGACTCAGCTGGCGGCGCTGGACGCGGCGAAGCAGGATGCAGTGCTGGGCACTGAGATCACCGCGCTGGTGTGCGTTGACAAGAGCTTCGCCACTGGCTCACCGTCCACCGTGTCGCAGACGCTGATTGTGACCGGGATCAGCCACACCATCACGCCCGCAGACCATCGCATCCGATTCACCTTCGAGAATGTCGACCAGCGGCCATTCTTCGTGCTGGACAGCGCCACCAGGGGCGTGCTCGACCAAAACCTCATCGCGTTCTAGGGGGCGCTCAGATGGCAAAGACCTATAACACCATCAGCACGTTCACGGCCGGACAGGTGCTGACCGCTGCCCAGATGAATGACCTGGGCGAGAACAGCAACAACTACCGCGTTCCACCAGCTGCCGTGATCTACAGGTCAAGCACAGCGGCAGTAAGTTCCGGCGTCGCTATCAACTTTGATGCGTCGGCCGTAGTCGACACCGATTCCATGACGACTAACAAGGCTTCGGGATACATCGAGGTCAGTACCCCCGGAATCTATGTTGCAAGCTGGGGTTTCAGGTTTAGCGCCACCTCTGGAGCGACCTATTGCGACGCGACGTTGTATTTCGGCAGCGGGTCGGCAGCGCCCACAGGGTTGCTAGTGGAGAACTATGGGCTGGCCTTTAACGGGAACGACGGTAGTTCCTACGTCAGCGCCGTGTTGTCTTTGGCTGCCAATGACACGGTTGGGGCGCGAATCACAACCAATGGCGTTTCGCCGGTGCTTGCCGGTGGCGTCGCTCACAATAGGTTTTCTCTCGTGTGGCTCGGGCAGGCGTCATAGCCCATGAGCCCGGATCAGGTCGCGGAAATCCGTGAGCAGCTACGCGAGCTCCGGCGCGAGCTGGGCGAGGTCGTGATCCTTCAGCGTGAAGCCAACGGGCGAACGGGCAAGATTGAGGCGCGAGTGTTCGACCTTGAGCTTTGGCGGGCCCGATGGCAAGGGGCAGCTGCGACCTCCCGCGTCGCGTGGATGCTCGCCGGCGGCGCGGTCACGGGTATCGTCGTGTCAATCATCAACAATGCGTAGGGGAGTGCGATGATCAGCAACGGGCAAAAGACGCTTCGCAAGGCGTCCCGGTACCTGGGGGCCATGGAATCCCCGCCGGGGTCGAACAGGGGCAAGGGCATCATTGACGACTGCCAAGCCCTGTACGGCCTGCAGGGCGTCCCTTGGTGCGCGTGTTTCGTGGGCTACTGCATCGCGGAATCCGATGCGGATGCGGCCTACAAGCGGAACGCCAAGAGCGTGGTGCATCCGTCCACAGCCGAGATGGTGCGCCGGGCCCGCGCGAAGGGCTGGTACACGACCGGCAACGCCCGCACGCGCCCTGGCGATCTGTTCATCATCGACGGCCGGCATGTGGGGTTCGTGAATCGCGTCCGCAACGACGGCCGCTTTGAGACCATCGAGGGCAACGCGAGCGACGGCGTCCGGTCGCTGCTGCGCGCGTGGTCGGACGGCTGGCGCGTGATCAGCATTCCCGGCGTCGGGCTGCCGGGCCCGGCTGCTGTGGTCAATGGCTACGGGTTCGACGACACGCGGGTCAAGATCTATGGGGGCTGGCCGACAGCGGCGCAGCGCGATGCCGTCATGAGGAAGTACCAGGCAGCCAACCCCGACCACTGGACCCAGGCCATCAAGGTCCGCCGGCCGTCGAAGTACGCATTCCGCTCCGGGCCCAAGGGCACCTACAACCGGTGGACGTTCGGCCCATGGCTGCATGGCACCGGCAAGCAGACCCGCGATGAGCAGATGGAGAAGTGGAAGGAAACCCACGACGCCAAGGCACGCCCCTGGCGCAAGACCTACCGGGAGAACTGAAATGGCACCGGAAACCCTGCCGCCGTCCACGGAAGTGATCGAGCCGCCGCCGGCCGAGCCCACTGACTACGAGCCCGAGAAGGAGTCCGACGAGTGACGCCGAAGATCGGACCATCCACCGTTGCAATGCTCACCGGGGCGCTGGTCGTCATGGTGGCATTCATCGACACATGGATCGAGGGCAGCCCATCCCTCACACTTGCCGCCATCAGTGCGGCGCTCACGGCCGCTTTGGGCGTTCTGCGGTCGTGGCAGTCCGTAGAAGCTGACAAGGGGAAGGCATCATCAGATTCGGACGAGCAGCAGTAGCAGCGGCAGTCCTGGGCGGTCTGGCCGTGGTGGGAACCATCGAGGCCAATGCCGCGCCGTGTGAGAAGCACCAGGGCAAGGCCAAGACCGCGTGCGTGAAGCAGCTGAAGCGTGATCGCATGGACTGGCCCCCGCGCCCGAAGGCGTGGGAAATCAAGCGCCGGATCGGATGGCACTGGCGCAAGGCCGAGCGGGTGGCCTACTGCGAAACCGCCGGCAACTGGCAGCACTACCCCAACGGCCGCTACATCGGTGGGCTGGGCATGTTCCGTTCCACCTACGGCATCGGGCAGGCCGTCACCGGCTACCGCTGGCCCCATCAGGGAGCCACGAAGGCCGAGCAGATCGCCGTGGGCTACGTCGTGGCCAAGCGATTCGGATGGTCTGCCTGGGGGTGCGGGTCGGCATGACCCTGCTGGGCATCACACTCATCGCGTGCGGGTGCGCGTGGTGGTGGGCGTCCCGGCAGTGACGTACAGTAAGCCCATCGCGTGAGAAGGGAGACTCATGAGCGATGAACCAAAGCGGCCCGACGGGGCCGACGATCAAGCCGCTGCCGCGCAGGAATGGGCGGAAGAGCTGGCAATGGAACAGGAACGGGTCGAGCGCGCATTCGGGCGCTCCCTGTTCTCGCTGTATGAGGGGGACGACTAATGGCCCCCGAGTACCAGCAGCCGTGGAATCTGTTTGACATACCAACCGAGCACGTTTCACGAACAACGGACCCGCAGACCTCGCACGACGCTGCAGCTGCGCGACGCCCCGAGATTGGCAGTCACCGCCGGCGGCTGTTGATCTGGTTCGCAGCTGCAGGGGACGCCGGGCTCACGGCCGATCAGGCTGCTGAGAAGGCCGATCTGCTGCATGTGGGCTACTGGAAGCGGGTGAGCGATCTGAAGAACCAGCGGTACATCCGCGCTACCGGGGAGAAGCGTCCAGGGCGCTCCGGGCAGCTGCAGCAGGTGTACGCCATCACGCATGGGGGCCGATGGGCCCTAGGGGGAGAACACGAATGACCACGCCAAACCCGCCAATGCCCGCAGACCCGGATGGGGAAACCCAGCCGCCGGCACGCGACCCGCTGGATCAGCCGCTGCGCGATCTGCTGGATGAGTGGTGGAATCCGCCGGCCGAGCTCATCGGGCAGCTGCCGGGGCGCGGGGGCAGTCCCCCGCTTGACTTCCTCAACCATGCGTTCGTCACTAAGGCGCTGATCGAGTGCGATCCGTGCTGGTCGTGGGAGCCCATGAGCTACGACGCCGACGGTCTGCCGTTCATGCTGGAAGATAAGAACGGAAACCCACAGGCAATGTGGATTTGGCTCACTGTGCATGGTGTCCGCCGGCCGGGGTTTGGCGCATGCGACCGCCCAGGAACGCCGGATTCCGTGAAGGCCATCGTGTCTGACGCCATCACCAACGCCGGCATGAGGTTCGGCATCGCTCTCAGTCTGTGGACCGGGAAGCACGGCCAAGACGCCGACAAGGGTGACAAGCCACAAAAGACCCCGAAGGCCCGTAAAACGGCTGTGAGCGCGTCAGAGGCACCATCAGAGCCAACGGACGGGGGCCGCGCTGCCTACGACCGGCTGGTCAAGGAGTTCGGCAAGGAAAACGTCGATGGCGCGCTGGCCACGTTCAGCATCGCCAAGTTCAGTGAGATCACTCCCCAGAAGGAAGGCATCTTGCGCGCGTCGCTGAACAGCCGCGCCCAGGTGGTCGAAGCCCAGAAGATGATCAGCGATGCCTTCCCAGACAAGTGAGGCGGCGTTCCAGTCACAGGTGGTGGAGCTCGCGCGGCTCCACGGCTGGCTGGTACAGCACACGCGGCCGGCGAAGGTCGGCGACCGTTGGCTCACGCCCATCATGGGGCAGCCAGGGTTTCCGGATCTTGTGCTGGCGCACCACCGGCGGGGCGTCCTCATGGTGGAGCTGAAAACCGAGAAGGGAAGGCTAAGCCCAGCCCAGCGGCTGTGGCGCGACACGCTCATCGACGCCGGCGCGCAGTGGCATCTGTGGCGACCGAGTGACCTGCCGACCATCGCCAAGGTGCTGGGGGCGCTGTGAGCCATGACCTGCAAAGCCGGGCACATCCTCAACTACGACGGCTACTGCCGGATCTGTGGGCAGTGGCTGGTGGACGTCGATGGCCCGCTATCACCGTTCCCACGCGAGGAGGAGCCCGATGATCATCCACGGCCCGACACCGAACCGTGACTTCACCATCGTGAGCAACAGCGTGATCAGGGACGACGCGATCAGCTACCGCGCACGCGGCCTGCTCATCTTCCTGCTCAGCCAGCCACCGGACTGGAACACATCATCAGCGCGTCTGGCACTGCAGTCGGGCGAGGGCAGGGACGCCGTGAGGACAACCCTGCGCGAGCTGGTGAACGCCGGCTACCTGCAGCTGCACAAGCATCAGGGCAAGGGCGGGCACTGGGAAGCCGAGTGGATCGTGGTGGCTGAGCCCTGGTCATTCCCCGAGGCTGTGGATAACTCACCTGAGCCTGTGGATAACTCACGCCACCGGGGCCTGAAAAACCGACGCCGGTTAGCCCGGCCGTATAAGAAGGACTATACGACCAAGGACT